TCCAAGGCGAAGACCAGCTTCAGAATAACCGCTTCCTGGTGATCGCTTCAGGTCTTAAAGACTGCATGGCTTTGCAAAGTTTACCATTGCTTAAGCTGGATGTAGTGGCTCCTGATTCTGAGAACACGATGATACCTGAAGACAAAATCCTGCAGTTCAAAGAAGATTATGACGCAGTAGTCACTATGATGGATTCAGACCAGGCCGGTATTGCCAGTATGCACAAGTACAAGGAGCTTTATGGGTTGCCTTATGTTTACCTGCCTAAGGAAAAAGACATAAGCGACATCATCAAGACCCATGGTGTACAAGCGGCTCTGCAATACGTGATACCTATTCTTGATCGCGCCATCAACAGCTATGAGAGTTTGCAAAATAATTTTGTAGAACATCGAGCATAATGTAGAGCTTGATTATATTTGTACACGCAACCCTATGAACAACTGGATCTATGTACCTACCGGTGAAGAAGTCACCAAGGTGCAACACCTTCCCAACCATGAAGCCATTGTCGGCTTTGTCTACAAAATAACCAATCTCAAGACTGGTAAATTTTACATCGGGCAGAAAAGCCTGTATCACGCACGCAAGAAAAAAGTCTCAGTTACTGAGAAGCGTCTCACAGGAACCCGCAAGAAGTTCCGCATAGAGATGAAAGAGTCTGACTGGGCATTGTACCACGGTTCTTCCAAGGACCTGACATCAGACATCAGTAAGCTGGGTAACAAGTATTTTAAGCGTGAAATCCTGGAGCTGTGTTGCTCCAAAAAATACCTGTCATATTGCGAGCTGTCATGGCAGGTCAAGCTAGACGTCTTGAAATGCAACAGCTACAACGGTAACATCCTTGGCCGTTACTTCCACAGGGATATGGAAAACTGTAAAAATTAGTGCTATGGTTTTGAATAAACAACAGCAAAAAAGATTTGAGCAATTTGATAGGTGGCTGGAAGGCCTGCACCTTCAGACACTTACTGATGATCTTAAAAGTGACATTCGTGAAGAGGTAGAAGCTCTTATAGAAGAACTTGAAGAACTTAAAGACTAATGGCAAAAATCAAAGACTACCTAAACTCCCCACTTATTAACGCAGTGGTAGACCAAATCAAAAAAGACATTGAGAACAGGGATGAGACCGCAATATGCGAACTGCTCAGCTTTATTCCTAAGAAGAACCTGATTAACTTCCTGCCAGAAGAGCAGTGGTCACAATTTAAGAAATAACATTATGGCATCATCACTAACCAAATCCTTTGTAGCGCCTCCCTCTATCAGCGAGCGCATACAAAAAGAAGAAGAGTTTTTTGATAAACCCTTTCTCATGTCTTACTCAGGGCTTAACCGGTTGTTATACAGCCCTGCCCTGTTCTATCAGCATTATGTGCTGAATCAGCGTGATGACACGATGGACTTGAACATGATTGAGGGAAGCCTCATTCACTGTTTACTTTTGCATCCTGACAATTTTGACAGCCAGTTTGTGCTGTCTGTGGAGAACCCTCCCAGTGACAACCCCAAGAAGGTCCTGGATACTTTGCTGGCTCACTATAAAGACCTGAAGGCTCTTGGTGATGCACGTACTAATCTCTCTGAGTTTGGTGATGCAATCCTGGATTTGCTTCGTGAGATGAACCTGTACCAGTCTCTGAAGACTGATGCCCAGCGTCTGGAGAAGATGCTCACACCCCGTCATGAGGAATACTGGAGATACCTGACTACCATGGAAGGTAAGATCGTAGTAGGCCAGGATACTTACAATTTCTGTAAGGCGGTGGTAGACAAGATCACCTCCAACCCAGTGGTCATGGACCGCATGGGTTACTTTGGTGACAGCTTCAACGGCATTACTAAGGAGAACGAGAAGATGATCGTCAGCTTCCCTGAAGACCTACCCTTTGGTCTCAGAGGTTTTATCGATAACCTGGTGTTTGACCCCAACAACAAAGTCATCCGCGTTAACGACGTGAAGAAAACCAGCAAAGACCTCAACAGTTTTTCTGACAGCATTGACTACTTCCGCTACTGGATCCAGGCAGCGATGTATGTAATGATGGTGGAAGAACAGTACTTATCCAAGCCTGAGTATACAGGATGGACTATTGAGTTCAGGTTTATTGTCATTGACCCCTACATGCAGATCGCCCCTGTTAAAATCGGCAAAGAGAAGTTGAATCAATGGATCAGTGACACCAAGGAAAAACTGCAACAGGCACGCTATCACTTTGAAAAGCGCGACTTTAGTTTACCCTATCAGTACCTGCTCCATGAAGAGTTAACACTATGATTTCAGAAATCTATAGAAAGTACTTTCAAAAGTCTTATACATTCCTATACCCTTTGTTAGGCTTCCACAAATCCAAGCACCCTAAGCCATACCAGACTTACCTGGTGTGGCCGGGGCAGTTTGGAGCAGAAGAGCGCAAACTGGTATGTGTGTATGAGAGAAACGACACAGAAGAATGGCGCGACTTTGAGCGCGAGATTCTGATCACACATAAGTCACTGGACCACTGTGCACCCATTGATGATGAACTCATCGCTTATGTGTTTGACTTCAACCCCATGAAGGACGACTTTGATGCGTTCCTGGCGGGCAAATACTCCCGCATGACTGCGGATGCCAAAAAGAAACTCACTGACTACTATGGTGTACACACACCTGAGTGGGTGTATATCGAGAGCTTCCTGTTTCCTGAGAAATACTTTTCACAGTACGCTAAGATACTTGACGTAGATGAAGACCTCATCCGCCAGGTGGGCGAGCTCTGTGAAGGCTATGACAGAGAACGCGAAGTTTTTCAAGAATCAATAACCAATAATTCCTAACCGCTATGCAGAACATGCTTGCTTACAACACCGACTGGTACGGACACAAAACATTCCGTCTGATGCCAATCAACAACGATTGCCCTTTTGTTGAGGCGATCTATGACCCAACCACCAAAGTGCTTGCCATCATTGGTAAGACCTTGGCAGAGAAGCCCATCATGCTACCTAAGTTGAACGACAAAGGTCAGCCTATCTCTCTCAAGACGCCTGACAACAGAACTGCTGAAGAGCGTCGCATCATCAGCACCTTTACAGAGTATTACCTGGATAACTTTCAGGACATCCGTGCATTCATTGACCGCTTTGCAGTCAACCCAGACCACATCGCTATTACTGCCATGTTGTATTCTGAAGCAACAGAGATTCAAGAGCCACAGGCAGAACAGGAGGGCTAAATCATGAGACAGCGCAAGTTCTGGATAATGGACTATGAAACCATTGTCAACTGCTTTATTGCTGTCTATGAGGACATGAACAGTGAAGAGCGCCATGTATTCGTGGTAAGTCCTTACCGCAATGACATGCGTGCCTTCACCGAGTTCCTCTTAGAGTCTAAGGCAATGGGTGACTGGCACTTAGGTTTCAACAACTTAGCGTTTGACGCGCAAATTACAGAGTACATCCTGGCCAACCAGGAAATGTTCTGTAGGGCAGATATTGATGCGGATGTATATACATCCCTCATTTATCAGTATGCCCAATCAGTGATTGAGAAATCACGCAACAACGAGTTCCTTGACTATCCAGAATTTAAACTGTCCATACCCTGTGTGGATATTTTCAAGCTCAACCACTGGGACAACCGTGCCAAAAGCACCAGTCTCAAGTGGGTCCAGTTCTCTATGGACTGGAAGAACGTAGAGGAGATGCCTCATGCTCACTATGACCTGGTGCGTGACCGCGTAACCCAGGATATGGTGATCAGCTACTGTATCAATGACGTGCAAAGTACCAAAGCCGTGTTCAACCTGACCAATCCTAAGGGAGAAAAGGTCATGGTCTCGCAAATTAACCTGCGGGCAGAACTCAGCAAGAAGTACAACGTGCGTCTGTACAGCGCGTCTGAGCCTAAAATATCCAAAGAAATCTTCCTGCACTTCCTAAGTGAGAAGCTTGGGATGGACAAGAAGGTTATCCGCAACATGCGCACCCCGCGTGATCAGGTGGTAGTCCGCGACATCCTGCTACCTTACATTGAGTTCCAAACTCCAGAGTTTATTTCTGTCCACAACTGGTTTAAAAGCCTGGTGGTGGACACGACCATTGACCTGGAGGAACTGGAGCGCAAGAAGAAAGGACCCAGCTACAGGATGAACTATCGCAAGGTACCCACTGATTACGCGCTGGGTGGTCTGCATGGCTGCATCGCTTCTGGTGTGTATGAAGCCGGTAATGGGAAGAAGATCATATCTGCGGATGTGACCAGCTTCTACCCCAACCTAGCCATTCGCAACAAGTGGTCACCTGCGCATTTACCCAAAGAGGAATTTTGTGAGTTGTATGAGTGGATGTTTGAGGAACGTAAGAAGTATGACAAGAAAAACCCATTGAACTACCTGTTCAAGATTATCCTGAACGCTACCTATGGTCTGAGCAAGGAGAGACATTCTTTCCTGTATGACCCGGAGCTGACATTCAGGATCACCATCAACGGACAGCTGCTGCTGAGTATGCTCTATGAGATGCTGGCTACCAGGATTCCTGGAGCACAACCGCTGATGCAGAACACCGATGGTCTGGAGTTCATGATCGATGAAGAACATGAAGAGCTGTTCTACCAAGTCTGCAAGGAGTGGGAAACCATGACTTCCCTGCAACTGGAAACTGTTGAGTACAGCAAGATGATCATTGGCGATGTGAACAACTACATCGCAGTATATACCGATAGCAAGACCAAGTGCAAGGGTCGTTTTGAATTTAACGAGCTGCCCTTACACAAAAACAAAAGTATGCTTATCATACCCAAAGCATGGTATGCTTACTTTATCCATGGCACAGACCCCAAGACTTTCCTGTCACAGAACAGGGACATCCATGACTACTGCGCAGGTGCAAAATTGAAGGGCGACTGGTTCTTCATTAAACAACATGTAGAAGGCGGTGCGTACAAAGAAGAAACGCTTAAGAAACTGGTCCGCTACTACAATTCCAAGCGTGGCTGCAAGCTGCTCAAAGCCAACCCGGACGGGCGCAAGATGCAGCTGGAAAGCGGCAGCGTCCACCAGTCCATATTCAACAAGTACCAGGAGAAATCCTGGGAGGAATATGAAGTGGATGAGCGCTACTACCTAGACAAAATCTATGATGAAATAGCCAAGATTGAAAAGAAAGCACCTGTATTACCAGCACATTTAGTAAACCAACAATTAAGTCTGTTTTAAAAACTATGAAAAGGACTATCAAAGGCATGCCTGCGTATGCCACCATTATAGGAGCGACGCTTCCTGAACGCACTAAATCCTACACCCCTATTGCTCACACTTCTGTAATCAACCGTGTGAGAAGCGAAATCACTAACGCGGGGTATGTCATCACCGGTGAAGACTATCGTTGCTCCAACAACGGTGAAATCGCCACAGGTTCATTCCGCCTTAACTACAAGGCGGACATGGACATTGAACTGTCTGCCAACTTCATGAACTCCTACAACAAGCAGTACGCCTTCAGGTTTAACCTGGGCGGCATGGTAAAGGTCTGCATGAACGGCATGATGATCAACAACAATAAGTTTGGTAGCTACCGTCGTGTTCACACCGGAGCTGCTGACCTGTTGGCTGAAGGTCACATCTCAGAATACATCAAGCAGTCTGAGGAGTATTGGAACACCCTGGTCCGTCACAAAGACAACATGAAGGACCACACCCTGACCCGCACAGAACGCCACAACATCCTGGGAGAGTTGTTCTTTAACCAGAATGTGCTCAACGGCATGCAGATGGGTATTGTCAAAAGCGAGCTCAGCAAGCCCAGCTTTGACTACAAAGTGGACCCAGACTGTGCATGGGCACTATACAACCACATTACCTTGGCTCTGAAAGAAGGCCACCCGGCTGACTGGATGAACGACCAAGGCAAAGTTCACCAGGTCTTTGATGACCTGTTACACCTGGAGCCTAAGACGGCTTCTTTGCCTGACGCAACACCCCTAACCTGTATACCTAAAGCTGAAGAGCTGGCTGCAGAAGCGGGATTCTAAACCTGAAAGTACCGGTCACATTTGGTGGCCGGTCTTTCTTATCTACTACCTATGAAGAAAGACATGATATATGAGGAGTTCTGCAAGGTAGCAGAGCGACCCTCCCGCACCAACAAAGTGTTTCTCTTGATGCGTTACCTCAGGCTGAAGTACCGGATCAACATTGACAAGACAAGCTTAGTTAAACGCATTAAGACCTGGACCAAATGAACACCAACCTCATCGGAATCAGCGGAAAGATCGGTTGCGGCAAAGACACTGTGGCTACTATCATCCAGTACCTGACACTGGAAAAAGAAGTATTCAGCTTGACCAATAAAAATATACTTGCTGACATGTCATATAATGGATATGTAGCCAGCAAGTCCCGCTACAAAGTCAAGAAGTTTGCAGGTAAACTCAAAGACATAGCCTCTATCCTTACAGGCGTTCCTGTAGAAAAGTTTGAAGACCAGGAGTTTAAGAAAGAAGACCTAGGTGTAGAATGGGCTTACGCTTATCCTGGAGCGTATTATGACGACGGTGAGCCTGTAATGGTACGTATGTCTGTTAGACAACTACTACAAAAACTGGGCACAGAAGCCATGCGCAACGGACTGCACAACAACGTGTGGGTCAACGCATTGTTTGCTGACTACAAACCTATAAAGCTTTCCCAAGACGACCCCAGCTACTGGCTGGTGACTGACACGCGCTTCCCCAATGAGGCTGACGCCATTACTGAGCGCGGTGGAATCCTGCTGCGCATTGAGCGTCCCGGTACATCCACCGGTGACCACCCGTCTGAGACGGCACTTGACGACTACCCGTTTGAACATGTGATCATGAACGACGGTGACTTAAACGACCTGATCAACAAGGTCAGGGATTTCTTAACTCAACAAAACATTATCTGATATGGGACTAGATATGTACCTCACCAAGAAAACATACATTGGTGCTGAATACGAACACCGCGACGTGAAAGCAGAAGTCAACATTACCATCATGGGCGAGCCTGTGAAGATTGACCCTAAGAAAATTACCTACATCCAAGAGTCTGCCGCCTACTGGCGCAACGCCAATCTCATCCATGATTGGTTTGTGCAGAATGTACAGGATGGTGAAGACGACTGCAAAGAGTATTATGTATCCAAAGAAAACTTGCAGGAGCTGCTGGATACTTGCAAAACAGTGGCTAAATCTCTGAAAGATTCGCCAGTGACCAAAAAGAAAGAAAAGGTTGGATTCAAAGATGGCGAAGACCTGTATGAAGAGTTTGATGTGTTTACCAACACAGAAGTGGCTGAAGAGCTGTTGCCTACGTCACCAGGATTTTTCTTTGGTAGCACAGAATACGGTCGCTACTACTTGGAAGAGCTTGAAGGCACCATCAAAGTTCTGGAAGACCTGCTAGACAGCACTGACACGCGCTCTGAATTTTACTACCAAGCTTCATGGTAAAAAATAACACCAACACTATGAGACACTATATCATGGATACTGCAGATGACAGTATCAAGTATTACCTTGACCAATTTGTAGATGACCAGACCGGTCATGACGTGTGCAGGCTCAGCTACAGCAACAGTGAATGCTGGCATGAACCTGTCAGAGGACAGACTATCTTGACCGTGACCAATGACGGCAATGGGTTTAAGATCAAGTGGGAAGAGAAACCTGAGAAGAACCGCCTGGATTATTCCCAGATGCGTGAGCTTCAGTTGGTGTTGAACATTATCCAAAAGTACAACCCTGTTGACAATCCTGCTATGGTGCTGCACCACAATGAAATGATGCGCATGTAAGCACAAAACCCCCACCGTTGTGAGGGCTTTGCGGAAGAAACCAACTATAAACAAACTACTGAAGTAGTCTTTAGCTTAAGCTTTTGAGCATCTC